TTCGAGTCCCTTCGGCCGTACCAAAGAAAAAAGCTCCGAAAGCCTTGATTTTAAAGGGTTTTCGGAGTTTTTTATGTTTCTGAAAAGAAAGTTACAAGTGCATAAAACAGCATATTTTTAGCTATTAGGTGGTGGAAAAGGTGGTGGAAAAATCCGCCCCCATTTCTGAGGGCGGATCTGTCATCTCACGACGTACTGATAATACTTAGCGAGTTTGTCCGGTCCGGCGTCCTTGTCGTCCAGGAACGCTTTCGCCATGTCCACGTAGAAGTCGATATTGCTCCCCACGTTGAACTTTTTGGCGACCTTGACATAATCGCTGTAGATCATGTTGAGGGCCGCCCAGAACTCCGCAGGGTCGCACTCGATCCCGCGCTGGGCCATGACCTGCTTGGCCTGCTCAAACGACCAATGAGGCCCCTTTGTGCCGTCCTCATTTTCCATATTGGCGGTCCATTCCTCCGCCATGCGGCGGTCGAAGGGCATGTGCCCGGAAGCGGCTCCATAGCCACTCATTCGCTCTCCACCTCTCCGGTATTCCATTTCGTTCATGCGGTAGTCGTGTTCAAACTCCCTGGGGGTCTTCATTTCACCCTCACCAGAAATGGCGAATCCGATCTTATTCATGGGCCTAGTCATCTCCCGTCTATCAGTATAGGCCGGAGGCATATAGTATGGATAGCCATAGTGGGACTGAGGGCCCGTCATGCGGTCATCCCAGTAGTTGCTCTCCACCCACGTCCCACCATCATTGCGAGGGGCAAAACGGCCATCAGAATATCGACGATATCCCCGGTCCTCCGGCTCCATCATCTCAGAACGAGGCGCATACCGACCGTTGTCATAGTGCTCCCGGCCACGGCGGTCACGGAATTTATCATCAACATCGTAGTTTTCATAGCTGCGTCCATCGTTGTAGCGGCGATTGCTGCCACTGGACATGAGCATCATCCGTGTGGATCGTTTCATTTTGATCCCTCCTTACGCCGTAGGGGCGGGAGAAGCGCCCCCGTCAATGCTGGTTAGGTTGTTGCTGGGGGAGCAGCAGGGAGTGCCCAGCATACGGAACGAGCCTCCGGTTGGGGTAGTAACGACACAGAGAGAGTATTTGGTCCGGGTACGGATGCCACATGCGGTGACCTGGGAGCACGATCTATTTGTCATAGGATATTGGGTCGTCCCACTCCCAATAGTAAACACTACCGGCGCTACAATAGTAGTTGTCTCTGGAATCGTTTGACTAAGCACAACACAATATTTCTCTCCGTTTTCGTATGAGCCAGCGGGTAAATTAACTACAAGGTTTCCGCCTGTAAACTCAATGGATTGACTGAAGACTAGTCGATTGCAAAGTCTGCACACGGGTTTGCATGGCATAATTGTTCACTCCTTTGAATTTTTATTTTTATCATCTCAATTTCTTCTTCTGTAAAGGGGAACTGTCCTTTCCTATGCCTTGCCGCATACGTCCCATACTTCCATCCCATAAAGCTTGTCCATTCCTTAAGCGATTTTTTCTGACTCTCAATTTCTATGAAAATAGTTTTTCTTTGGTTATTTGCCTGTTGTTTCACTGTAGCCCACCGGCAATTTTTAGGGCAATAATCACCATCCACGTCAATCCGGTCTATTGTAAGTCCTTCCACATATCCACTGGATAGAGCCCACTCCATAAACCGTTCAAATCCCTGACTCCATGCATCGCACACTTTTATTCCACGACCGCCGTAACTGCTATACCGTTTGTTTTTCGGGTCATTACAGCGGTTCATCATATTAGTGTATGTGTTATAAAGTTTGCTATTTCGCATCCCGTGTTTGGTAAACCTTTTAGATGTTTCTTCTTTTTGGAGACATCCACACGATTTAGATAATCCCCTTGTTAGATTGGAATGATATACCCTTACAGTATTTCCGCACTCACATTGGCACAAATACATTTGGTTTCCGTTCTCTTTTCCATCTTTTTTTAGAACAGTAAGTCTTCCAAACTTTTTGCCGGTTAGGTCATTTTTTCGCATACATCCGCAGGACTTCTTATCGCCGTTTTTCAAGTGAAGGCTGGTGGCAATTGTCTCGTTCCCACAATCACATATACATTTCCAATATACAGTACTTCCCCTTTTCGGCATATCATAACACCGTTCAAGCACAGTCAATTTCCCAAATCTTTTTCCAGTCAGATCGTCAAGCTTAAATGCCATAATAGAACCTCCATAGAAATTTTATGTTTCTATTATAGCAAATGGAAAGAAATAATAAAACGTGTTTTTTAAAGAAATCAGGGGCGGCAGACACTCAGCCCACCGCCCCGAAATAGTCACGGCAGAGCCGGAAAGTTAATTGCCTCGATTTTGATGCAATTTAGCAGCCACAGCCGCATCCATTGTTATAGGCCCCGCAGTAGGGATAGGGGGCGGGCACCTGATAGGCGGGCACAGGCATGGGGTTGATCCGGCGGATCAGCTCAGAGGTCTGGGCATCCAGAGTAGCGGTCAGGTAGCTGTTCTGGTTGGCCTGAGAGGCAGCCAGCTTGAGAGACTGATTCTCCGCCTGGAGGGAATCGATCTTGCTCTGAGTCAGGAAGTCCAGAATGGCGCGGGTGTTGGAATTGTTATTCTCCAGGATATCGCGGGTACTGCCCTGGATGGTGTTCTGGATGGCGCAGGTGTTGGTGGCCATGTTGTAATTCACACCATCAATGGCCCGCTGGGTCTGGCAGCAGCAATCCTGAGCCTGAGCGGCCATATTGCACATCTGAGACTGGACACCGTTGAAGCCCTGAAGCAGAGCCACATTGGTGTTGTTGAAGCCGCTGGTGATGCTGTTGTTCAGGGCATAAGTGCTGTCACAGATGCCCTGCTGGATAGCAGAGATGCCGCGCTCCACACCGTTGAAGGCAATGGCCTCATTGACATCGGCACGGGTTGCAAGGCCCTGGAGACCGGGGCTATCGGACGCGCCGCCTCCACCGAAGCCGCCAAAGCCTCCCCAGCCCCCGCGGCCCCAGCCGAATACCATAGCCAGAATGATGATGCCCCAAATGCCTTCCCAGGCACCACCACCAAAGCCGTTGTTGCAGCCACCGTTAGAATCGCTGCCCAGCGCATAGCCAGTCGCAAAATCGTTATCCATTGTATATACTCCTTTATCAGTTATTACATCGGGGCCGTACGCTCCCCGGATGTTTCCAAAGAGCGGTTTTTATCAAGACCCGAAAACTGATAAAGAGTGCGCTATTTTATTTCATCGGAAGCCCAAGTTGTCTTGCGATCTCCTCAACTGAGGTCCCTCTCTGCTTTGCCATGTTCTCCGCAGTTTGGCGGAGCTGCTGCGGGTTTTTCCCCTGGATGAGCCGCATAGCCTGGGCGGCCTGTGGGTTCTGCCCAGCCATTTGCTGGAGCATTTGCATGGGATTTCCGCCGTTCCGCGCCATCTGGAGCATAGCCATCATGGGATTATTCATCGGAGGCATCATTCCTTTTCACTGCCTTTCCAGCGGGCTTTTTCAGTCTGTCCACCTCATCTTTTAGGTTTTGCACTGTGTCCTTCATGTCTATAAACTCGTCCAGTGGAGCAAAGGCCGCCACCTGCGCAGGGGCTTGTTCCTGTTTTTCTCTTGGTACATCGAGCTTAAACTCGAACACATCAGCTGCACCGCTGTTGGTATTGAATCGTTTCATGTAGACCACATTATGGGCAAGGTCCGGGAAGAACATTGGAGCACCCATAAAGTCTACCGGGACCCCAAGCGCCTCCTCTCGGGAGGCCACAGGACGGCAGAAAAAGTTAGGCTGTGTGTTTGTATTCCCAACCGTCTGTGCGGCCTGTACGGGTTGCGGAGAGGGCTGCTGCATAGGCTGGTAGATCTGTGGAGCGGGCGCAAACGGAGTTACTGGGTTGTATCCGCCATAAGCGGGGTATGTATAATTAGGAAATCCGGCCATTGTCCAGCGCCTCCTTCCTCGCTTCTACTTCATCCAAGTATTTTTGGAGCCCATAGTCATCCCCCTGGGCCTGATACCACATCACGCTCTCGGCGGCACAGTCCGGTCGGATACCGGCGGCTACTAGCCTTTCTACCGGGGTCATATATCACACGTCCTTTATCATAAAAATCAGGAGTCCGTGAGGAGGGCGGCGACGTGTACCAACCCTTGATCCCCACGTCCTCCATGGATATATTGTCGCATAAAATAAACCCGCATGGGTGGCATCCATGCGGGAGTTGTGTGGGGGTTATGTGGAATTTGCGTGACTTTTTACTGTATCCAACTGACGTTTGTTTTTCTTTGCAAATTCTAGTTTTTAGTGTATAATATATAGACAGAGATGATGATAGGTGTATAAAAAGGAAACCCGAAATTGCAAGATATTTATTCTTTTCTGTTTATTGGGTGTAGCATACGGCTCAGGAAATTTTGTGTGGGGTATTGTATGCGGACGGATGTTTTCTATCGTTGGCGGGATTATTTGTGCTCTGGTGTGCGGTTTTTGCTCGATGCGAAGCGTTAGGAACATCGAGATTTATGCAGCAATTGGAAAAGACCACGAAGATCTGATAAAATTGGCAAAACAAAAGGAGCCAGGTTAATACCTGACTCCTTCTTTTTGTGCAATTCTACTTGCGGACCGCTTCACTTCATCCATTATGTACGAAAGGTGGTGAGACACTGTTGACCTATCCCAGCCCAACTCAGCCGCAACATCGACTTGTGCTGATTTTTCAATAATACAGCGTCTGGCAATCAAATCATCGTCCCGGTGCAGGGCCGCCTCATAAATTGCACGTTCCAGATCAGAGCGTAAAAGGTCAGCCAATTCTGGAGGAAGCTTCACTTTTCCGCCCATGCTCCACGTCCTTTCTTTATCCCTTCCTTGCCAGCGCTGCAACCACCACGGACAGCTCTTCACGGGTCATCCACGACTTGGGCCGCTCGATCGTCCCGCCCACATCGGTCATAGCTCCGACATCGATTGCCGTATCAATAAACGGCTTTGCCCAGTCGCTGGCCGGTTCCTTTGCTTTCGCTTTCAAATAGTTCTCCATAAAGGTATTAAACTGATCCTGAGTCATATCATCATCCTCCTGATATTCGGGGCGATATGCCCCCACAATGAATTTCTTGTGTCTCCGGCGGCGCAGTACCGCACCTCCGTTGTCCTCACTGGCGCTTCCGGTATTGCCGTCAATGGTGGTGATGTAGGTCCCGTCCCAGCTCTCGCAGATACCAACATGCCCGGCGGAGCTTCTTCCGGAGAAGTTGAAGAACACGATGTCTCCCGGCCGGTAGTCAGTCACCTTCTGCTTCTTGTGGAAGGACATCAGCGTGGGGCAGTAGGCGGTCTCTCCGCCGCCGTAGTACAACTCGGGAGCCCCGGCCTCCCGAAACACCCACCAGACGAACACGGCGCACCAGGGGTGTTTGCCATCGGATACCTCCCTGCCATAGTAGGCAGTGTTGTATTTCACATTATCACTTTTGGCAGGGGATTCTTTGGTCCCGATCTGCGACCGGGCGATCTCCAGAATATCATTTGCTGTCGACATTTTCTCCCTCCTCAGTGGGAAGCTGGTAGTAGTTTGTGATGGTCGTAGGGCTATCTTCCGTTCCATCTGTCAACACATCCTGCACCTTCTGGGACTGGGTCCCGAAATAGAAGGCAATGACCACCGCATAGACGGTCATGAAGTCCTGGGCGATCTGTCCAGTGACGGACAGATAGGCGAACACACCGGTCAAGACCAGCGTGACCACGGACTTGACGGACATCAGGGCAGCTAAACGCTTCAAAATAGATTCAGGCATCTTTTTCATCCTTTCTGGCCTTATCGGGCCAATTATTATTCTTGCTCAGGTTCTCCACCAGGGATTTGATGGCATAAGCCAGGACCACTCCAATGATCTCTGTGAGAGCTACCTGGGACAGGCTCTCAGCGATCTCTGTCCGGCCCAGGTAGGCCAGCAGATAGGAGCACCACACCCAGGCGCAGCCATTGAACAGGCACAGCCAGACGGCGGCTTTCATGGTCTCCATGCACCCCCTTTTGGACCGGTGGGTGGACAGCCACCACAGCCCCAGACAGAACACGCAGGCCAGCGAGAACGCCGCTACAACGGCCAGGATCATCTGCGTGCTCATAGGCCGATCCTTCCCAGCAGGAAAGCAATCACTGCGGCCAATACAGCCCAGATGGCCTTATCCTTGATGGAATCCCATCTCTTCTTTGGGGCCGCTTGTTCTGCCTCCTGCCAAGCGATCAGCTTGTCCAGCTTTCCCATGATGTTCTCGTACTGCTCGTTCCTGGCTGCTTCCGCTTTTTCCAGGTCTCTTATTCGGTCAAACAGCTTATTGTGGGTATCTCTTGCCTGCTCCTGCATTTTCTCCATCTGCCGCTCCAGCATGTTTGCTTTTTGAAGTCCAAGGCAGTCCCTCTGTGGGTCAATCAAACATTTATCGTCCATCAGGTAAGTATTGACCTCCATTTCGACAAAATTTTTGCTCTCCTCTTGCGGGCCCTCTTTTGATGTGCTATAATAATGCCGCATCCGACCAACTCTGAAAAGGTTACCCCCTTTTTTCGACAATCGGATGTTCCCCCCTGTATTCCTATCCGTACAGGGGGGGATTTTTTATACCCTTTCCCACGCCTGCGGGTAATCTGTTGGACTATGTACGGTGTTGTCTGTCAGGCATCGATATACTACGCCGCCGTCCACGCAGCACTCCCCAGACATGTACATGCCGCTGGTGCCGTTGGGTGCCAGCCACTCCTTTGCCTTAGAGGGGTCTTTGGTGTGGCAGATGGACCACAGGGCAGGGAGGTCCGCCGGTCTCTGGTCAGGCCATGTGGAAGCGTTGTAGGGCTGGAGGAGCTTATACACCTGCTCACCGTCCCTCACCGGGGCCCCGATGGGCCATCCTGAGTAGTCCTTTTCCGGGTCAAATACGGGGGTCTTGCTCTCCTCAGCAATGATGGCTGTGCCGTCAAGATCGGGGGCCCGGCTTCGCAGGTCAAGGGCGTCTGCCGCACCCTGGGACCTCATTATGCTGAGGACCAAATCTTTGGTTGTCATGCGCTCTGAACCCCCTCCTGGTACGCCGCCGCCATGCTGTCCCATACTGCGGCGACCTCCTGCTTGTCTGCCTTGTTTTTCTCCACATCCCCCAGGCGGCTCTCTGGGGTGACCTCGTTCTCCTTTGCCGCCCTCAGATAGACCTCAAGGTTTCCCTCGATATCCTCCTGGGAGATGGTGGGCTGTTCCAGGTGATATTCGTCATACTCCCAGCCCGTGATGGTGGTCTCGTCCAGCTCTTCAGTGTATTCCTGGGCGTTCTCGTAGAAGCGCACCAGACACCATCCTGGCTTATTGGGCATAGCCTCCACAGAGAACGTGCCGGGGTTGTTATCGCCTCTTACTCTCATGATTTCACCTCCCGGAACTGGAGACGCGCGCCAATGTACTGGCTTGAGATGCCTGAGCTTTGACTCGCATCGAAAAAGAATAGGCCAGCTATGGATGCATTTGTATAGCAACCGCTCACGTCAACTACAGACCAGCCTGCGCTCGAGTTTATGTAGTCTGGGATGTAGGTGGTAGCGCTACCACCACCGGTTGTATCAGGTAAGAGTGCCCATGGGAAAACGGAGCTAAATCCAAGCCCTTTAATCCAACCGGAGTTCGGAAGAGTAATACCAGAGGATGTGTAATTGGACGTGGTGTCATCAGCATAACTCTCGGGTTCTGTGCAGATATATGGAACTCTGTTGTTGACGTTGATTCCATCGATCCACTCAAAGACATTCCCCCACGGGTTCTCAATCCAACGGTACTGAACCGCGGCAGTATTTATAAGACCTCCCGCCGCCCTTCCAGTATGGTAGACCATGGCGTCAGTCTCGCCGGTTTTGTGGACAGAGCTGTCGTTGACGATTCCCTGACCTATCTTCGCTTGGCTGTTAAAATCGGCGTATTCGACCAGATACAACAAATCATAAGCGCACCATGCGGCGAAGTCGTAGAGTTGGGCATTGGACGCAAAATTTTTTGCATAATTTCTAAACTCGGCTCGAGTTAATCCCGTCTTAGCCGGGGTATTAGAATAGCTACATAATGCTTGCCCGCCACTCTTATTTACTAAGTACCCCTCATATCGTGCAACATAGCTCTCGCTTCCTGGATGCAAAGAAAATCCATCGATTGGTCCATCCGCAATATAATAACGAAAGATATTTCCACTCTTTTCTACTTTGTAGTAAAATTGCGGGATCTTGACGCATGTCGCAGATGAAGGAGATGTTCGATTGGCAGGATATACTCTCCCACTAGCGTCAATATCAACCTCCTCCATCCCCATCCACGGCATATAGCTGTCGAATGGTGAGGAGCCTGAGCCTGTCCCAACTGCGGGTACGGGCTCGGTTTTGATGTCCACAGTGACCAGCTTGTTGGGATCGTTGGCTTTGGTCAGACGGGTCAGGGCGGTGGATGGGTTGGAGCTGTCCCAGGAGACGCCGAAGACGGAGGTGAGGGATTCGACGACAATTTTTTTCGAGTATCTAGCTTCAGAATAGTTTTTATCTCCTTCAAAGACGAAAGTTAAGAAAAAAATTTGATCTCCTGTCTCTTTTTTAGCTGTAATAATAAATATCTGTTGTTCGGTATCAACAGATGCATCAAAATATTCTTTTGCTACATTAGAATAAGAAAGAGAAACAGGTCCATGGAAGTCCCCAGAATATTTAATTGTTGCAGTTTTATTCTGGGCATCCAATACAATATTAGATGATGGAGAAAAATGGACAGCTTGAGTTTTCTTCCCAATCGTCCACGTCGCGTTTTTCGTCTCCGTAGTCCCATCCCACCATTGGTAGCCGGGCTTCGGTTGAAATCCCATAGTATAAGTCCCGGCGTTTGTTTGGTATGATGCCCCAACCAAAGTGAGTTCTTCTGTGTTAAGGTCGTTCCATTCTGCCATTTGTGCTTCGCCATTATAAGTAAGCGTACCCTTTTGGCTCGGCACCACCGGAATGATAATCGCAAACTGCACCGCCACGCTCAGAGAGGCGCTGGCCGCCGTGTAGTTTGTCCCCTCGCTGGCCGATACCTGGATGGCCGTGTTGCCGGTCTCCACACCTGTTACTGTCAGGGTTGTCCCCTCCAGGGATGTTGTAGCTACGCCGGAGTTATCAGACTGTGCGGACAGAGTGCCGTCCCCCGTGTAGGTGACAGCCACCGCCTGAGATGTGGTGGAGGTATCCAGGCTCACAGATGCCGGGTCAAACGTGATGCTGGGGGTGGCCTTAGCAATAGACCACTGGATATTCTTCGCCTCCGTGCTCCCGTCCGCCCACTTGTACTGCGCCGTGGGCGTGACCACCGCTGTATAGCTCCCGGCGTTCGTGCCGGACGTGTCACCGGATAGGACCATTTTGTCTGCATCGTAGCCCGTCAGGGTGGGGCTCTGGGCTTGTCCATTGTATGTAAGACTCCCGGATACCGTGGGCACAGAGATGGTCCCACGCTCCACAGTGATGGCCTGCACGGCGGTCTCTGTCACCCCGGCCTCGGTGTAGATGATCTCCACCTCACTCGTCCCCTCGGGCAGTGCTCCGCTGGGGGAGTAGGTCCAGCCGGTGGCCGTCAGGGTGGCCCCGTTGGAGTACGATGCCGTGACTACCATCCCAGCAGGGTCAAAGACCTCTCCGGGGAGATATGTGATATTGTCAGGCGGTGTGGTGATGGCAATGCTCTCCAGCTTGATGCCTTCGCCTCCTGCTCCGCCGCCAACCATTGTAAAAAATTTACTGCCCATTTTTTACCTCCATGCGGATGATGTTGACTGTGATATCTGACGCAGGGGCCTCCGCACAGATAAACACCGCCTTCCCATCCACCGCTACTTCATCCTCCGGCCGAACTTGCGAAGAGACCCACGCTAGATAGGAATCCGAATCAGGGTTTGCCAGATATGCGTAGCCACTGGATTTGAACAGGTCGTTACTCACTATCTGCTCATTCTCGATCCACCCACTGGCAGGGAGTGAGACCGAAAACTGCCGGGACTTCCCGGAGCCAAATCCGGCTACTGGTTTTCCGTTGACGTATATCATGGTGTCCACCCTCTCTTACTCAATGAGATAGTAAACAGTGGCTTTTAATTCGGAAAAACTATATCTGGCAAGAACTCCATCCTCCAAAGCAACTCCGCTAATTCGTAAAATGGCAGCATTAGCAGTTCTCTCAACTGTAACAAACATAAACGTACCAACGTCAATTTCATAATCGGTATCGCCACTATACCCAAGAGCATAGCTCTTAACTGCATTAGTAACACTTGGATCGTCATTGAGGTATTTCAAATATGAATACTCGGGGACATCCGAAAATAAAGGTTTCCATTTGACGACAACATGAATAATGTCACCAATCGAGACATTGATGCTTACCCGTTTTTCGGCGGCACCTAATTCAGTTCCTTCGCTAATGACCTTCTGAACGATATCTTCTCCCTCGTTGCTCCCCGCAACACCGAAGATGCTCACGCCCTTCTTGATGTTGGCAGCCACGAGATTTGCGTCTCCCTTGATGGTCTGGGTGCCGGTCAGATACCGCCCGCTGGCAATGGTCCTATTAGAGGTCCCCGGCGTGATGGTCTGCGCCCCCTGGGTAGTCAGCTGTTTGGTCGCAGACTTAGTTCCGGAACTCACATACCCGGCGCTCTGAGTCGATTTTGCAGTAATGAGTCCGGCGCTGGACACCGTTATGCTGGGCGTGGCTTGGGTGGCAGTTGCCACCGACTTGCTGGAATCATTGGCATAATATCCAGAGGGGACTGTCACAGTGGACCCACTGGCGGTCAGGTTGCTGGAGCTCTTGCTGGCAATGGTCCCCGTTACCTTTCCTGCGGCCACATAAGCTGTCTTGCCAGAGAGGATGTCCCCAGCCGTCGCAGTGGCATCGCTGGTATCGGTGCCGCTGGAGATCCCCGCAATAGCTTCCGGAAAGTTATCCGCAACGATGGGGTCTGAGCCTCCAGTCTTGCCCCGGATAGCATCAGCAATGGCGGAGAAGAGGCTTGTCAATGTTTGATGTACGGCCATTAGTAGCTCCCTTCTATGGCGGTGCCGATGGAGGTATCGACGTAGGCTTTTAGTTCTTCTTCTATTGCTGCCTGGACATTTGAAATCGCTTGTTCCAGATAATCCTTATTGACCACATTGGTGCCTTCCGTTGGAGGATCGAACACGTTTACTCCGCTTGCATCTACCGTGAGCATGTGCACTGTCTCCCCGCTGGAAAATGCAAAACCTATCTGACCGTCATGCTTTAACTCCATATACGCCTTGTGGGAATCGTCTTGGACGCTTTCAAGTGTGACTTTTCCTCCATCGGCCATGACCGAAGAATAGGAACTGGAATTTGTGTCATTTTGAGCAAACATCTGTGACTTTGCTTTCATTGTTTCCACATATGAAACGGAATTTTGGTTTTGGCTTTGCATTATTGCGCTAGTACCGCTGACGGAAAATACGCCAAAATCGTCATTTTTAATTGTATTTGAGCCAATAGTCAAATTATTTCCTATGATTTCGGCGCTATCTTCCATTGTCCCACCAGACAGCTTCAAATATCTCTGGTCTGCCTGCTCCTGAGTTAGACCGCTTGAAGGACGCCCCGCCAGCTCATCAATAGCCCCCTGAACATCAGTTGCCTCCAAACCGCTGGTGGTGTTGCTGTAATCCACATCAGATGCGGAAAGGCCATCAATTCCACCCTCATCTTCCGAGAAAGTGATGGTGTACGGACCGATTCCCAGGCTTTCCGACATTTCCAGCTGACCACCGCCGGGGACAGTGACGATGTTCTCAGGCGTGGGGATGTCAATATCTGCAATCTTATCATCTACATACTTAAAAACATCTGTGTTCTTTCCCTGCGGGTCATAGACGCTTTTCAGCATGTCGCCAGATCCAATACCATCAGCGCCGTTGTAGACCTGGAATGTACTGCTTTTCCCGTCAGTCAGATAGATGGTGTAAGTGTCTGTAGTCCCTGCCGCCCCAGTACCGCTCGTTCGCTCGATACGGTCAATGCTGGAGCCAGGGTCTCCGGTCTCACCTTGTGGGCCAACAGGACCAGCCGGTAGTCCAAAGGTCAGCTTTACGACCTCATCCACCAGAGATTTGCTGACCGTGGCCGGCTTTCCAGTCTCCAGTGTGATGGCCTCTACCAGCATATTTTCGATTGCAGTCCTCGCCGCTTCCGCTCCGCTCTGCGCCGCCTCAGCTCCGGTCTTTGCGGTCTTCGCCTGATCTACAAGCCCCTGGAGCTCTTCTTTGACCTCTTCCGCTGCACCCTGGGCGGCAGCTTCGGCCCCGGCCTGCGCCTGCTCTGCGGCTGCTTGAGCGGCTTGTGCGGCTTCCTTGTTTGCCTTGGTATCCTCCACCGCAGTACCAATACCAGCCACAGCCTCAAGGGCCTGTTCAGAGGCTTCCAAAGCATCGCTTGCCGCTTCCTGAGCCTGCTCAACATATTGCCGGACTGACTGCTGGGCAAATCCTTTGAACTGCGCCCCCGTGACCTTTACCGCCTGCCCTTGCTGTTCTGCAACAAGCAGCGAATCATCGTCTAATGTGGATGCAGCAGGGAGGGAGCCTATGTTCTTATCAGCCATCGGTATCCTCCTTTTCGGCCTCATCCAGAATCTTGTATGCCGCTCTCAGCTCTTGCTTGGCCGCAAACATGAGGTCCACTGCTTCACCGCTGACCGGGATGGCGGATAGCCACTTAAACACTTTGTTCAGTTTCTCGTTAACTTCCTTCATAGACCCTCCTATATGTTTTCGATCCACAGGTTGAGATAATCCGTCAGGCTTTCAATGTGGGACCATGTAAATTCATCTTCTGAATCTACATAGATACCGTCCGATCCGTTTCCTTGCCCGATTTGATACTTGACGGAGTTGTACATGGCAGCAGTCAACAATGTGTCCCCAGAAGACATCAAGCAGCCGGAGCGTGATAATGTAGCGCCTTGAGAGCTGCTTCGCTCCCAGCTAAGTCCAGAGGCATCAAGCGCCTCTTGCACTTTATTTACAATATCGTTCCAGACCTCATGTGGAAAATTCTCTGCTGGCTCTTCATTATCCATGGCATTTCTTGCCGCTCTTGTCTGGCTTGAACTGGCCTCGCCATTAGAAGAACTCCAGGACCATAGGTCAATAGCTGGTGCCGTTGAATCTGTAGTAAAAGAACCGCTGTCATAAATGCTCAGCCATGTAATGGACCCTGATGCATCCTCATATCCAAGCTGTGCTTCCCAGTCATAAGTAGTTCCAGGGTCCAGTCCCCTAATTGTTTCAGAAAAGGAAGATGAAGCGCCTCCGACTGAATCACTCCGGATCTCATAGGTATCTCTATCAATGTCAAGCCTGACATATCTGTAATAAGAAAAACTTGAATCTCCTCCGGTAAACGATGCTCTAAATCGGGCGGAGGTCTCAGTAATAGAGCTAAAGGATGCAGAAAAGGCCATGCTTGTTCTCCTTATCCGAATCTGACCGGGACACCTGTAACATTGTCCGCAGAGAAACCAATAGTTCCATCCTCAAAAAAGACGATCCCGATTTCTTCTTCCCGGTCATTTATAAGATATATGCCCCCTGTATTTCCGGTTCCAGCGCTATAACTCTTCGCAACAAAAAAGCGTCCAGATTCACGGCTGGTGCCACTGCCCGTTCCGAGTGCCAGCGTTACATTTCGGTCTGTTGCCTCAAGGACGGCTCTGGGCTGAGAACTGCCTGTCCGCATTAGCATAAAGGAGTCTCCGTCCATCATTGCGTAAGTGTCTCCGTCCTCGGTGGCGTAGATCTCTGACCCTATAATGGTCCCGCCTGAAATGGTCGGGCTTCTGACCTCCGTGGAACTGATATATGTGCTCTTGATGTAACTTGGTAGTTGATTGTCATAGGCCAGATCATAGGCATCGTTTGCTGTGTTGACCGCTTCATTGATGTCTCCCTGAACTCCGCTGTCAAGGTCTCCCCACGAGATGATTCCTGTGAGCACCAGACTACCAGTCTCGATTACTGATCCCTTGATTTTTGTTGTCCCTCCAGAGTCTGTCACCGTCAATCCGTCCAGCGTCTGGGAAATCGTAGTTACTTTTCCATCTAACCCTGTGATGGTGGTTGTCAGCCCATTTGCTGTCTGCTCAACAGTGGTGACTCGGCCATCCAAACCGGAGACCTGAGATGTGATGCCTTCCAGCTTTACGTCTATGGATGCCGATAACCCTTCCAGCTCATTCTCCACCTTCAGCAATATCTCTTCTGAGGTTTTTGAGATCAGAGATCGGGTCTGGGCTATCTGGTGGTTAAAATTCTTTGTTGTCTCTCCCTCAGTTTTGTACTCATGAAGTGTTTCATCGCTTCCAGGAGCCGCCATATCCATGACTTCTCCAGTAGAGAATCGGATATTTTGATAGGCAAGCTGGGTGTACAACCCGGCCACCGTCATTCCATCTCCGAGCTCTGCAATCGGTGACATTTTGGCCCCATTTGCTTCTAGTCCCTGATAGGAATATCCCTGCAAGGTAGCCAGAAGATTATCGGCCATTTGCTGTGAGGCATACGGGCAATCCTGCTCTATGACAGTCCCCGTCTCATCTCCAGCTTCATAGCAGTTTTCATCGTCCACCCAAAGGATAACGCCGCTGATGGGGGCCTTCTTTTCGTATTCGGTTAGTGATAGAGCTTTCTGCCCTACAAAAACTTTTCCGTTCATACCAAAATCCTGTCTCCACCAAAGGTGATAGCGAATCCGTTTTCTTCAATCAGGTAATGTGTCTCAGGCGGCATACTGCCAACCAGAGGGACCAACAAAAGCTGGTCGTTTCTGGTGATCGTCCAGTTCCCGCCGTTCGCCACAGCAATGAATTTCAACACATCCCGCAGGGTGTAGTCATTGGCTGGATAGTCAATGGTATAGGCGTGGCTTACATTCGTCCGAGGGTCAACGGTAATGCCCATCAGTTCGGCAATGATGTCCACCGCATCATCCATTGGCATGGGGAACTCCAACGATTGATCCGGAACCCACACCTTGTCAGCCTTTAGCATGGAGTCATAGGCTACTACCGTCATGATCCCCGTCGGCTTTATAGACCGCTCATCCAGGTAGAACACGCCGAGCTGTTCCCACTGATTATTAACTAACGCATAAGGAATCATTTTTGCCGTTGTTGGAATGACCGTTTTCTTCCGAAACACAATTTTTAATGTAGCTTCACATGCATTTCCAATACTAATCTGGTCGAACAGCGGTCGCTCTATATTGGCAGACCTGATATCCGCATCTATATATTCCTCATTGTCAATTAAAACTTTATATTTCATGGCTCACTTCTCAATCAGTGGAAATGTTATCCCGCTCCACCATTCCGTTCCGTCCGGGTGTTTGATAAGGTAGGATGCTGGGTTGTTATTGGCGTACATGGTCTTTGTAACTGTGCTCCCCTTTTGAGGGTCGAAGTATGTAACAGAGACCCATTCTGGCATAATAGCCGAAAGTACAATGCTTGCCTCAGCTGATTTGAGGGGGCGGCAGGTCACATCCAAACGGATTTTTGTCGCCATGCGGTTACGCTCCAGCGTACCGTCCAGCATGCGCCCTGCCCCTTCTCCATCCACGTCTGATCTCTGCCACTTTACTCCCCCATAAGCGATATAAGGAACGATGTCGGTCCCATCTATTTTTAGTACCATCTGATCGCCTCCTTATATACGCTGTAGGGTCTTTCCGTACATCCGATTTTGTCTGTTCTGGTATGCTGTTACCTGTTTTCCTACCTTATCACCATCCAGATAGACATCTCCGCCATTCTCTTCGATTGCAGCTATGATTTGCTGAGCCATAGCATAGATGGCATTGATAACTCCATCGTTAGCAGATGTCACACCAGCAGCAACACCCTCCACAATCTGGTCGTTGTTTGCTACCGCTGTCCGGTTCCCGATGCGGCCGACCAACTCCGGGCCTTGTTCTCTGGCAATAAACATTTCGCCATAATTAGGGAAGCCGCCAGTTGCATACGCATTTAGGTTAATTGTCTTTACTTCTGGCATTTCAGAAAAAATTCGACCACTTTTTTTCTGTGGCGAACTGGAGCTAAAGATTGATTTCATCCCAGAAAGGGCACTGTCTAGCGCCCCTCGAATAGCAGATTTCTTTTTGGCAATCCCATTTGAAACTCCGGTTCCAATTCCCTCTCCAATGCTCGACCACTTACTACTCTGCTTATATTCATCGAGAAAGTCATCCATTTCTGCTCTAGCATTAACAAGACCTTCAACGGTTCCGTCTCCGATTCCTGCCTCACTTTCTTTTAGCTCAAGCATCATTTGAATCAAATTCTCAGATTTCCCCCAGGAGATATCAATTAGTTCATTAGCCTCTTCACGTACTCTATTGGCAGCCTCTAATGCCTCCGTCTCTTTTTCTTGCGCAAGTTTTAATTCTTCACGTCTTGATAAGTTATACCAAGGTGTATCATTTAACTCTTGCGTGGTGTTCATAAGCGCCTCATTTGCGGCATTATAATCTTGCGTTGCCTGTTTTACATCCAGCATGGCTTGGTATTGATCTTTGTAGGTTTGCACCAGAATGTCTCGCATAGCCTCATATCTGGCCTCTTGCTCTAAGGATTCAATTAGTTGCTCAACACTGGCTCTTGTTTCGATGACACGTCCGTTTGTTTCATCAATGGATAACCTAAGTCCACTAATGTTTAAGCCGTTCAGTACATCAACTTTTACTGCCATTTGCTGGAGTTCATATGCAGATGCATTTGCATTTTCGTTGATATCAAAGATATCATCCGCAAGTTGTCTAGCAATTCCATAGTTAGCCACCGTGGCATCCAGGTCAGCAATTTCATTTTTTAGGCTGTCCATAGCTGAGCTTGTTCTGCTAGATGCATCTGTACATCTATCCAGAATGTCTTGCATAATTTGGAAATCTTCGGATGCTTCATAAGCTACTTTTGCGGCCTCTTTGATTCCTATGATTTCCAGAACAACGCCGACCCCAAATCCAATTACTGCTCCAGCTGCGGTTCCAACAACAGGGACCAAAGAGCCAATCCCAGCCCCAGCTAATGCAGATCCGAGGATGGTCATAAGTCCTCCAGATAGGCTTGGAGCGCCACCGCCGATTTGTGCAGTAATACCCTCTATGACGAGAGACACCCCAACACCTATAACAAGTCCGATGGCTGCTCCAGCGCCACCTCCAAAAATCATTCCGATACCAAATCCGGCAAGTGCCCCACCGATTGCCCCCATAATTCCATTTACAATGTTCAACCCGTCTTTTGCAATAGAAATTATTGAAGAAATCAGGAGAGATATGCCGATTCCAGCAGTTAGTCCTCCGATGACTCCTTGGGCAGGATTTAAGTTTCTCCTAAATGCAAAATACCCGCCAAGTGCACCACCGGCTAAGGCCCCACCTATGGCATTGAGCATCGTATTTCCCAAATTAAGCCCATCTTTGATTTGCGCAATAATAGACATGACTGTAAGGGTCAATCCAAGCCCAACTAGACCACCTACCAGCATCCCACCTGTCCAGGTCAACCCAAGCTTCTTTGCAAGAAGAGAACCAACACCTGCCCCTGTTAGTAGACCGCCAGCACCTCCATTGAGAATACTTTCCCACGTTAATCCATCACCGAATAGAACCTCTGTAATCCCATCAATTATCAACGAAATTCCCGTGTAGATCATGAGGCCACTAAGTAAAGCGTTTAGTGCTTTTAGCTCTGGAGACAGTGTTTTGGCTATTTTCCATGCGGCCAATGCCGTTCCAATCGGCAGTACATAATCATAAAGAACTTCCTCTAAAACTTTTTTAAGCTCATCAGCTTTTGTCTGAATCTCTAGTATCGCATTTTTATCCCAAATATTGGGTATTTCTAAATCGCTTGCCCATCCAGAGCCACCGCTCACGCCACCAGATCCACCAGCATTAGATGGCTCTAAAATAGTCAGTTCGTCAATACCGAGGAGGGCTTTTTTCATTTCCTTTGCGGCGCTGGTCGCCCCTCCAATAGCGTCCTCAGCATCCGATGCTCCATCAGTAATTCCAGTTGCCCAATCGCTCGTCTCCCATTCTGGCATTGTGAATCCAAGAAAAGTAGCAAGAGCTCTAATGGCATCTGTCAAGACCTCTACAAAAGCCTGTACCCACGGTATAATTTGAATAATGATAGGGAGAAGGGCGGTTCCGATAGCTCGTCCCAACTGTGTTATTTGCTGCCGCAAAACACGGAGGGCGTTTGCTGGACTCTCCAAAGTTTTGGCAAAATCACCAATCGCCCCGATGCGACCTGCACCTTCCATCAGGACAAGGCTCCGAAGAAGTGCTTTCTCCTGTTCTGTCATGGAGATAACACTTTCATCAATACCATGTGCTAATGCATATTCCTGCAACGTCGCTTGACTAATGGAGATACCAAGCCTTCGAATTGGCTCGATTTCACCAGATAGGGCGGACTGTAACCGCAAAATAGATTCGCTTACATCCTCGTTGTAGAGAGAACTCAGGTCATAGGACAGTTCAGTCAATCCCTCACTCAGATCGTACGCCTGCTGTCGGGCAAGGCCGAAACCGTTTGCCATGGACATAAATACGCCCTGTGCCCGCATCCACTCCGATGGGTCTATACCTAGCCTATCATTAAGTAGTTCTGCGTAAGCAAATGCCTCATCATAAAACTCCCCCATAGAAACTTGAAACAGGTTTACATTTTCTATGTAGTCATTTGCAGACTTTACCCAATCTGACGCCATATTTGCTACACGCTGAAAAGCTAAATAATATATCCCTAATTTTGCGGTTGTGGAACTAATTCCCGTTCCAAGAACTCCGAAGCTCTTTGCTGCTTTATTGTTCGAGGCGGAGAGTCCGGTATTGCTCTGGATGATCTTCTGAATCCTTATTGGGAAAGCTGAGAATCCATTAGATACCTTCTGCATCTCCGTTGCTAGCGGGCGCATAGCAGAGGCGACTTGGTTCATTTGTGATGCAAATTCTTTGATGGAATTTCCTTTCAAAGATTCGCTAACAGAAGATAATTTTGATAACGCATTTACAGTCGAAGACAGTCCACTTGACTTCTGAACACTGGATAAGGCATTTAATGCTGGCGCAATTTTTCTTAGCTTGCCTATGCCCGTGTTATTTAAGCTGGCTGCGGCCGATGCAAGTGCCTGCATTTGCTTAGAGACCGTAGTCAGCCCCGCTCCGCCTTTAGCCACTGCTTTTAAGTTGGTCAGAGCGGTAGCCAATGCGTCGATCTTTTCCGCCGCATCACTCGAAGTTGCCTCTATTTCAATTTGCAGACTATCAATGTCAACAGCCATGGTGCCACCACCTTTTTAAGTTCGGCACTTGGCACTGTGGCACTTGGCACTGAAAATATAAAGATCCCCGCTGCCTCCTTTATATTGAGATAGCGGGGACTTCGATTTATTTAGTTATCTTTTCAAGATTTCCAAAAAATTTTACCCTCCGCCTATTTCTAAGCGGAGGGTAAATAAATTTATTAAAGCCCAATGGACATTCCCCAGAAAAATCCGACAATGAATTGCCATAGAAATCCAATAGCAAAAATCCAAATAACAATACGAACTAACAAAGGAATTTGCTTCCATGCGGACTTATTGTTTGTTTGTGTACCATTGTCATTTGTTCTGTCTGTTGCTACAACAACATTCGATATATAAGCTTCTATAACAGGCGTAATTCCCCAATTCGATTTTATATAACATTTGATAAATATTTCATCCTGATCGGGGAAGGCCGAAAAATTCAACGTTTTGATTGCTTTCCGACCAACGCAAAACGAAATTGTGTGATTTCCCTCTTCTACAAATAATTTTACACTTTTTCCGTTTTGAATTTTTGCAACCTCAGAAGAGTCTATTTTAATTATTATTCCACCCAATGCTCCAGCACTTTTACTTTCTCTTTGTACTATTACAGGGCATCTCATAAAATATCCCCTCCCCCCCAAATCTTACCATAATTCGAGGGAGGAAGCAATCAAAATCTCTGCTATCGCAATTAACTTAAGACATCGAATTTATTTTCGTCAAATCTCCATTTTCAGTTGACAAAAGAATTAACTTGTGATAAAGTTGAGAGATAATTTTTAAGACCATTTGAAAGCAGGGAAATATTATACTATTCACTCGCTAAGATTGCAAGATATTTTTTTCAAAATCGCTTGATTTTTTTTCCTAAAATACTATAATAAAAGTGTGGAAACCCTAAAGACGGTTGCCACAGTACATAAGCTACTCCATACATAGCCGGGGTGTCAGCCCCAACCACGCAGTGAGCCTTCTGTTTGCGGCAGACGGCTCACTTCTTTTTGTCTCGGAATTTATCCCACACCTGGATAATGATCCAGATGATAGAAACGATCCAAAACAAATTTTGAAGAGTTATGTATATCACCTCCCCAGGAAAATTTCCCGCGAGGGCTCTATACACGCCTCCATTCCGCACTCGCGGGATGTCAGGCAACCGTCCTTTTAACCGTCGCTGTCTCTCTCTATTGCGACAGCGGGTTTCCACGTTATCATTATATACTCCATTTTTCCCGCTGTCAAATTCTGTCGATATAATTTTTACAGAAATTCTTTTTTCAAAATCTCCGCTATCTCAATATAAAGTTTTCAAGGTACAAACCGGAGAACTATCCGAATTTCTTTTGGGCAGATCTAGCCCAATTTCTGAAGAAAAGCTGTGCTTTCAAACGCTCGTTTTCAATCTCTTGACTTGATTCCAGCTTTGTCTTTTCTTCTCCTCTCATTGGATACGGCTCTGTTCTATAGGGAATAGGCTTCGTGCCCTTCTTTGCAAAAGCATGGAGAACTGGAGCTACATCACAGAAGGCTTCATAAATGTACATTCCCATCATGTGGGCCGCCGCATTTGTCCTTCTCCGATTAAGCTTATCTGCCTCACGGAATCCCTCTACCATCCATACATCGCCATACCAATACTGTTCCCAAGTCATGCCGATGGACAGATAGTAGGGGCACTCCGCTTCAAATAGATCCGTGAAGGACTGTGGGCCTTTTACAGCTCCACAGTCACCTTCGCGTTTTTTACGGCATCCTCGTCAGTGGCGATAAGATGTGTAAGAGCGGCCTGATTGTAAAGCTGCATCAGCCTCTCCAGCAGGGCAGTTGTCATACCTCCCATACCTTCCAGAAGATCATCGGTCTGGGACCGGGACACATTCTTATGGTTCTTTCTGAACGCATAGTAGAACAGCTCCGGGATTCTGGTCACGGGGAAAACCGTCAGTTCGTCAACCTTGAATCCACGGTTCTCCGCAAACTTTACGCTCTCTCTAGTGAAGTCCAGTTCATAAACCGTTCCAGTATCATGGTCAGTTACACGGGCAGGATTAACTCGGTCCTTCATATCAATGATCTTATCGCTCATGTCTTTTCCTCCTTAAACTTCTACAGTCTTACTTCTCGCGGACTTGAGACTCATTGTCTCCAGATCAGTAGGCTTAGCCTCCCACTGAGGCGCACCGGTCGGGGTGATGTAAAGGGTCGTCTCCAGGACAGCGGAAACCTCCATACCGGGCATACCCATCGGGGAGGGCTTCCCGGTAAAATACAGGGCCTTAGTCAGACCAGGAATCAAGATACAGAACCAGGTTGCCTTATTATCAGCAGCCGCCGTATCATAGGCATCAACAACGACCTCCCATTCCTCCATAGACTTTTCGGTCAGGTTTGCCGTAAAGGACAGCGCACCTCCAATATCCTTCAGGCCCGGGATGTAGGTTTTCCATTCGGTTTCCGCCAGCGTGGTTGTCTCCAGGTTATCAGGCTCTGGGTTCAGTTCCGGGATGCTCTTGATTTCGCTAATCTCTTTATAGCCCGTAGTAGGGCGGGTGCCAGCCGTGGCCTCAGCCGCATAAAGGAGTTTCACGCCCGCGGTGCTAAGTTGGATTCCAGCCATAAAAATAGTACCTCCTAATTTTTTAGGGAGGCACTTGGCACAAAGGCACTCGGCACTGTCAGCCCTTTTTATTTTGTGTAGATTCTAAAATTCTTGTCCGCTACGCCCTCATACCGGGCGACAATGCGGTAAATAGTGGCATCCTGCAAGTTGGACACCGGATTGCACATGGTTCTTGTGAAGCCCATCTTAGAAAACTCATTGTCGATGGTCTCCATGATATCCTTTGCCTCGGACTTTTTATACCCTACGCTGTTCGTGTAGACGTTTACCTCATACATCAGCGATACGGCATTTTCCAGATTTGGCGCTGCCGTCCTCATTTTTTGAAGCACTCTGTTGTCGCTCTCAACGATGGTAACAGCCGGGAAACGTGCGGGTACATCAGTAAATTCACCACTCACAAAAATTCCAGAGTATTGCGCCCGGAGTGCTGTTGCGATTGTACTGAAGACTTGATTTTCAATATCAATCATCTTTCAGCACCCCCTCCACAATCCACGGAATAGACTGTCGTAATGTTTTTGCCGTTTCATACATAAACGGCCGGGATGGCATACCCTTTGTCCAATGTCTTTTTCCATCCTTATCATAATAGTACCATCCAGCTTCCCCGTGTTCGTTTATGTCATATTCCCATCCGGGGATAGTGCTTCCGGGGCTGTTCTTTCCAGTTACCCCAGTACCCATTTCCACGAACATAGAGTGCATCGCTGTTGAATGGATATAGCCTTTCCCATTGCGATACTCAGCTATAATGCCATTTACAAGGTCTCCACTGTCATAGGCATTCATGTACAATGCTTGGTTTTTTGCCTCTTCAACGCCCATCTCAGTGGCAACTTTTACGATTCCTTCGCCAGCCCCCTCAACCTTCTTCTGATACGCCTTGACTTCCTTCAAGGCTTGGTTGATCGAGTCCGTGCTCAGCTTCAGTTTGATCTTTGGCACTTAGCATCGCCGCCTCAATCTCTGCTTTTCTATCAAACAGTTTTTGTTCCGCTTCGTACTCGGATACAGAAACCTTTTTGATAGCGTATTGAATACTGTTCTTCCACGGTGCCTTCCGCTTCACAATGTAGTTATACGGGCCGTCAGTATCGGCCCCATCTACCCACAAAACAGAATCCTCGTTAATTTGGCAGGCCGTGTCTGCGGTGGTTGCCGTCCGATCATAATCCTCCAAAGAGCCAAACTGCTCCACTTCGGAATTTCCCTTGTTTGGGGAGACACACAGCATAGCGGATTTCAATGCGCTGTAGATGGGGATATAGCTTCCGGTCGGATTCCCGTATTCATCAATTATTTCCTCTTGGCCCTCGTATAGCTTGTAGAATACCGGTTGCTGGTTGCGGAGTAGGCTGCGCATCATTTCACCCTCCCCGCAAGCGGCGTCACCTCAGAAAGCAACTGCTCGGAAATCCAAGAAGACTCCCACGTTCGGCTGATTGAGTTTTCTGTGTGCCCGATCTGGCCCTCAGCTCCGGTCTTGTTATAAAGGTCTAACGCCACCCGGAACTGCAAATCCAGATACCGGCTTTCCAGTTCCTCCGGCCACTCCTGGAACGGATACCGCCTCGCCATGATCGCCGCTTTTGCGCTCTCCAGGCAGTCCTCCAGGATGGCCTCGTCCGGCTCATTCGTGCGGAGTTTCAACCTCGCCAGATTGTCCATTGTCCGCCCTCCTAGGTCTGCCCGGCTTTTTAGGTGCGGCGGGAGGCGGCGTCGGTTCATCCAACACCGTCCCGTGCCGCTTCATCATATCCGCGTCGTCGGCCTTGATAGGGAACTGGACGCCAGCCTCATAAAACTGGCCATTGTAGCACACGCGGTAATTTGGAATAAACTTCATGCTGCCTCCCGCTTTTTTAGCTCTCAAATGTGGCCCCAGCAAAATTGAACTTCACAACACTGCTGTCATCCACAAGGACTTCAAAGGTGTCATCCTTTGTTACCCGGAAAATAATGTCCGGGTCAAATGTAATGCCCTGCTTGGTCGGAGAACCGTTTTTCTTAAATGTCATCTTGGTCCCAGTCTTGGTCAAGTGGAATGGGAAGTAATAACCTTCCTGCTCGTCCGGCTCGGAACTGAACTCGGTATATCCTGTCACATGATGAAATGTACCGGTCACGGAGCCATCGGCCTTGACCGTCAGGTCATCTCCTACCAGCTCGGACACTTGCTTCCCCAATAGGGTCTGACTGCCGGGGAAAAGGGTTAGAGTGTCAGACCCAATTATTCCCCCAGGACGTTGATCACCGCCACCTCGTCCATACGATCGAAGGAGGGCAGGACGATTTCAGACGCAAAGGTGTTGATGTTTACAGGATGCTCCTGAAGAATACGGGTAATTGCTACACCTGTATTCACGATGGAAACCTCGGCGCTGGACGCCCCGCGCAGATCTGCCTCTTCCGGAGTGGTGCCATACCAAGTACTACCAAGAGCACCGTCTGGAATCAGGCAAACATAGCCATTGGGCACAAACGGATGTGCAACTTTACTCTCGTCCCGGAACTGCTTGTCGTAAATTGCAATACGAAGCCCCGCTGTAGACTCGATAACAGCCTTTACCTCTGTGTCAGTCAGATAAGCAAGGGAAATCGCATTGGTGGTCAGATAACGGTTCTTCACCGCATCCGTCTTTGCCAGAAGATTGAAGGTATAGGAGTTCATAATGGCAACTGTTAACTCAGTGCCAGTTTTAGAGCGAATTGCATCCTTGACCATCTTAAACGCTGCAAATGGATCAGCCGTAGAGGGCTTGTCCCAGGTGGCGGTGCTGGTCAGAGCGGTATAGTTAGAGGTCTTCCAGGAACCGTCCGTATCATACTTGCAGGTGTAGTCCACCCCGTTTGCCTTGATTGCAATGCCCGCATCTCCGCCCTCCGGGAACAGCAGCTGCATAATCATGCGCTCAGGAACAACGTTCGCGCCGTCAATCAGGTCACGGGTATCGTCAAACACACGGGCAATCACCTCGGCAGCATAGGGGTCGCTAGACTCCTGTACCCGTAGCATCTCTTGGCGGTCCTTCTCTTTGATTTTATAGCCCTCTCGGAAGAAAGGCATCTCGGTCTCCAGTTTCTCAAATCCAATTCGATCACGGAAGGTGGCCTTCGCGTCGAATGCGGAGGGCATCAGAGAGACAGGCAGCCCACGGGAGCCTTTCAGCCAGGACAAGTCAAGACCAGCCTTCTTGCGGGCGGGGAACAGCGTAGCGCCCAAGTAGGGAATCTGGTTGGAGGCAACCTCAGTCCAGTTTGCCGCAATCGCAGCAGGGGTAAAAATTTCTCTCAAATCCATTATGTATCCCTCCTTACTCGTTCACGCCAATGTTGTCCCGCAGGATAATGCCGGGTACGTCGAAAGTGGCGTCCAGCGTAATACTCGCATGAGATTCAACCTTTTTCTTGTCCACCACACCCTGCACCAGCAAAGCGCCATTGGGGTTCTCGGTCGGGTCCACATCATACAGCAGCATACCAACAGCGGTAGCATAAGAGGTGGTTGCCACTTTCTTTCCCGCAGCGGTCATGGGCATACCGGCAGGGACAGCAGCGGCTTCCGTGACACAAATGGGGATCGCCACAAAATCGTCAGCGGCCAGAATCTCAATGGTGCCGCCAACAGAAGTCTTGGTAAACTTCATCTGTTTCTCTCCTTTTCAATCAAAAATAGTGTTTCAAACCTTCGTTTGCGTTTTTGAGGGCATCGGCCCGCTGTTTTCCCAGCTTCTTGGCAAATTCAACAGCCTCGTCCTTCTCTTCGGTTCCACCACCAGCACCGTCAGGCTTGGGGTCCTGTTTCACCAGATCAGCCCGCAGCTTCTTCTCATAGGCAGCGTTGGCTTTCTGCTGGTTGGCAAAGACCACATCCATCTTTCCGTCAAACAACGCCTCTGCTGTCTCACGGGCCAGCTTCTCGTCATAGCCCGGCATGGCGATATAACGGGCCGTGTGCTCGGCAATGGTGGACTTCCGCAGCAGTTCGGTGTACTTGTCCTCCAGCGCCTTGCGGTCTGCATCGGCTTGGGCCTTGGCCGCCTCGTCTTCAGACAGCTTCCCTTTGAGAGTTTTCTTGGCTTCTGCCAGTTCAGAACTCACCTTGTCGAACTGCGACTTCTGGATATACCCGGACAAATCAACCTTATCCGGGACTTCCACTTTGAGCAGGGCTTCTACCTTCTGCTCGGCGGTCATGCTGTCGAATCCTTCAATGCTTTCAGTGCTAATGGTAGGCATAATCAATTCTCCTTTGCGCTTATAGTCATCTCCGACTTGTTCTTGCGTTTGATTACCCTCACTTCTCTGTGAGCCTGCGATACTTGTACCGCCCCTTCTCTGGGGCCATATTCAAACGGCTGGGCCGCTTAAACTTTATTGTCGTTCTCTTGTATATTCTGGCTCCAATGGCTCCATATCATTTGAATACACGAACTCTGAACCAATAGTTACCGCATCGAAAACTTCTTCCGTAATTCGATATGTTGCGGAAAGCATTTCTTTTTGTTCATCATCGTACTGCTGAATAGTCACTTCCCATTTGTCGTTGTAGTAATAAATAAAAGGGATAAGTGTTGTGTATGATGTTTTCCCGTTTGTGTGAACAATAGGGATAAACATAATTTGTGTATGAGCAGGTGTAAATTCTTTGGATATAACTTCTCCCTCTGTGATTGCTTTTGAGCATCCTGTTAGAATCGAAAAAATAAGTAATATTCCAATGAACGCAACTATTTTTCTTTTCATTGTTTACCTCATAGGTTCATACACACATCTGCACCTTCTATGCGGTTTGGGTGGGATCGAATTGATGGAATAAATCTTCCCATTTCGTTCCCGGCAGGTTTCGCACACCTTTTCGTCACCGGCAGTCACCCAGCGCACCTTTTTCACCCCGGCATCACGATAGGCTTTCAGGGTGGATTCATCGGTCACGATATCCCCATATGTAGCGGTCAGATCAGCCCAGTAATATAGCCCCCGCCGGAACTCTGTCACCTTGGCTGTGCTGGAATTGATTCCCTCAGCGGTGTACTGCCTCTTGCGGTCAACATCGTTGTCATAAATGACCTTCGTCACAGCGTTGTACGCCGCCAGCAGAGCCAGCAACCACGCTAAATCAGGCGTTTCCTCTCCATGCGGTTTGGCATCCTGATACCGCTCTTGCGCCAGTTCAAGAAAGATTTCTTGGTTGTCCTTGCGCAGCTGGTCATATAGCGTCCGGGTGACTTCCAGCACATTGAGCTCGTCAAAGCCCTTCTGCGCCGCTTCATCTTTTGCGTCCTCAAACCGCTTGACTGCTCGGCTGTTCAGGAGGTCTATTGCTTTGTCCGCCAGTCTGTACGGATTCGTTTCTGTTGGCATTCAGTTCATCCCTCAAACTCCGCTCCATTTTGCGTTGCTGTTCTTCTGCATATTCCATGCTGATCCTGTATGCGTCCTCTGGGTCGCTGAATAGCCCGCTGTACTGGAACGCCAACTTCGGATGAATCTTGCTGTTGTTCAGCATTTCCGCCAGCACTTGGGCCTTGGACTGGATGTTGGACAGGTTCTTGCGGGTAAACTCCGGTTTAATGTCAGACAACTGCAAGCCTAAATCTCCGGTTTCCCGGCAGATATACAGTACCAGCCGCAGGAACTCCCGCTCCGCCCGCTCCCATGTCTTTTCCGTGTCCTTGGCCCGACTCTCGGCAGCAGACCAGCCGTCCCGGTAAATGACTGCCTGCCCGGTGTCGCTGGTAGAGGAACCTCCATTCCGGTTCGGCATTCCGCAGATGGTCAGGTATGCGTCCTCCAGGTCATCCACAATGGTCTGCGTGTTGGTCTGGTTCAGTTCAGAAGCAATGCGGTAGACCTTGGCGTCTTTGGTCTGGTCAAAACTCCTTATTTTTATCGCCATGCCGCCCTTTGCCAGTTCTTTGTATTGGCCATCTTCTAGTTCGCAGTTTTGGAACACATCATATGCGTTGACAAAATCCTGAATACTGTCCAACCTATTGGACTCAATCATATTGATCGCGTTCAGAATGGGGATAACTGGCTCAAACGCACCCATGCGGGCGTCGTTATTCACATACTCTACAATGGGGATGTAGGGGATGGTACGGGCTTCCTGCTTAGTGATCTGGCCGTTCTGCACCTCAAAATACCATTCGGGGGTGTACACGCAGAAGTAGGGCTTGCCCTCCTCGTCTACCTGTTCCAGAACACCAGCGACCTTTTTCTGCCCTACGCCACTGTGGTAGATGCAAAACGCCGCCCTCGGGTCAAGGGTGTAGATAGAGGCGGGAGAGCCATCTTCCTCCCCAGCCTCATCGGGAAGTACCATACGAACCGCTACACCGCAGATGTGCATCCAGTCGGCCAGCTCCTTGTCGAGAGTGTCCTTGCTCTCAGAGCGCATATACTCGTTGAGCGTGTTCACCCGGGCAGAAACATCGTCCTTTCCGCCATTTGACACATAGCGGATCGGGCCGTCCAGAAGATAGGCCGTCTTGAAGGTAACGATCTCATTCGCCCGGTTAATCATCACCTTGTTGTTGATCTCCGGGCGGACAATTTTATCTTTTAGGCGGATGTCCTGTTTACCTCTGTAATAGTCATACAGATAGGACATCTCTGCCCTGTTCATGCGATGCACGGCCATTGCCTTGCCCAGTACATCCACCACATTCTCCGGGGTGACTCGCTTTTTGGCAGTGTAGATTTTGCGCCGACCAGTCAGGCCATTAACAGGCCACTCGCATATAGCCCTAACAGTATCTTTTTCAGTCACCTTGTCACCTCCAGACAAACAAAAATGCCGACCAACTACCGAGGATTCCTCGGTAACTGATCGGCACTTGGCACGCTTCGTCCAGGCATTGCCCGGAGGCACTTGGCACTAAACTATATATTTTCAGGCGCTCTTTTCGCCTTTCAATTCGATTTTGATGTTCTTCTTGCAAGCCTTACAGTATGGGTAAACAACACCAACTGCCTTGCTATCCACCTGCATCAAAAGCCGCCCTTTTCCATGATTGATGCCAGCAGCGGCACAGACCGGACAATAAATGTCAATCTTCATTCAGTTGGGCGGCTCCTTTCTAATTCTGGTGGACCATCTTGGAATCGAACCAAGACCAAGCCCTTATGAGGGGCCCGCCCGACCATCGGGCCAATGGTCCAGATATACCCCTTTCGGGGTATGTTGTGAGTTTTTCGGCTTTGCTCACTTGCCTTTCGCCAAGAAACTCTGTCAGGACTTGCGCCCTGGCACGGGTGGAAGGCTCTGTTCCCCCAACCTCCGGATTTGGAATCCGGCGCTCTCCATTGAGCTACACCCGTATATTGTTTGAGCGGGTGAGGATTTGCACCTCACAATTGACTCTCCATCTCGTGGCGTGTATAATATACGCGAGGAGATGATTTTGAGTGTACGGAGAAAAACAAAAAAATGGTCTTTTATCTGAATCGATGGTTTCTACCGAATTGCTGCGAAGGAACATCCCATTTTCCATCCCTTATGGTAGTTTTAACGAATATGATTTAGTCGTAGAAACATCGAGCGGATTCAAAGCGATACAGGTTAAAACCTGTTATTGGGACAATAGCAAAAATCGCTTTGTCGTCAGTTTATGCACGACACATAGGAGGGGCGGCGAAACTCTGAAAAATAAGAAATACAAATCCGATAGTTTTGATTATCTTATCGCCGTTTGCCACAATCCGATCGCGTATTATATTATCCCAATAGAGAAAGTCGCTGGACGAAGATCATTGACTTTATATCCTTCCGGCGTTCCACAATCTTCTGTTGGGAATCCGCGATATGAAAGAATGGATAATTTAGAATCGTTTAATGGCTCATGGGAACAGCTCCTGTGAGCCATTCCCTATTCCGCCACCGCTCAATGGTGCCACCGCCCGCCTCATGCGGCGAGGAGAGGCATATGTGCGCTTCCGCTTAGATTGTCACGCCATATTTGGGAGGCCCGTTCACAGGCAAACACGGCAGTTTTCAGCGGGATAGCGCTTTATGGTCCAGCCATCTAGAATACAGTGGCTTTATCGCCGCTGGGCCGAGCAACCGGGGCAGGTCATAGCTGCCACCGCTTCCGCCTCCATGACAGGCGGGTGCCCTTTACCCTTCTCCGGTGCATAATTAGGCACTGTAAGCCTCCGGTATAGTGTCTTTCCACAGTCATAGGAACCTGCAAGATTTGAACTTGCGATCTCTACCCCTTTCGGTTAAGCGACGGATTCCACCCCGTCCCAGGTTCCGCATGCCCCCGTCTTTCCGGGGTGTCAGCTCCTTGGCCTTTGGAGCAAAAGACGTTGTTGTTTGGCTGGTCACAGTTTTCCTCTATGGCCTGCCGTCCGGTGTCGTCCCGGACTTCTCGCCTTACATACCAGGCTGGTTGCCGCATGGAGGGGGCGACCCTTCGGCCCGGATTCTTGGGCTGATTCACTCGTGCGGCATATATCCCACACAGTAGGGGCAACGGCACTATTGCCGCCACCCCATCCGTGTGAAGGAGGTGAGAAAAAAGATGGTGGACAGGTGGTAGGAATCTACCTACCAGTTTTATTATATCACAATATATAGCGCTTATCAATAGTTTATACACAATATTTTGTATTTTAAAACGGACGCCGGAATACCTCCACCTTGTTTCCTTCAAGTTGTTGAACATACTCAGCAAACATTGCCCAAGCATCAGGAACATCATCGTGCTTATTTTTACCTGCCATTGTATACCCGCAAAGGAAATTTAACATTCTCCTGTATTCTTTATCCTTTTTTATGACAGAGTTATCCTTAAACAAAACACGGTCTTTGATAAATGGGCTGTTGACTATGATCCGTGTCTCTTTGTTTGATGTAGTATATTTTGTTGTTATTTTTGCGATTCCCCCGGATTCTTTCACTTCTTTTTGAACTTTTTCTGCAACTTTACCACCAGCGCTGTTACTTTCAAACTGGCCCATCTGAGCCTTGTGCTGAAGTAGTTTTGACACTAATCGCGCCTCTACAACCTCCGGATTGCTATTATCGCATACCACATCTTCGCAGTAGAAGTCATTCCCATATTGATAGCAGATCGGCATGACGCAGTAATCAGTGCCCTTGTCTTTCGTATCGCACACAAACAGAATTGCATCTGGTTTTCTATCAGGAAGCTCAAAGTACCTGCGCAGCTCATCCTCGCTATACAACTGACCCTCGCGCTCGATAGGCTGGTTCATATAGAGAGCACGCCAACTTGCATCGTCCATTACTTCGCGTTGCTCATGATAAAATGCCGTAGTAAACCCAGCGTGGTTCCCGTAGTCAAAGTTACTCTCGTCATTTTCATCTAGTGCTGGCATGACAATAAACTCTGCCCGGTTACTTTCCCCGTAGGACTGTTCCAATCGTCCTATAACATCGTGGATTGACCATCGAGTCGCAATATGAAGCTCCTTGCAATCTCCAATTTTCCGCTGCCGCAAATCTGTTGCGTATAGATTCCAGAGTTTATCCATTCGTTCCTTCGACAGTGCACTCTCCAGACCATCGACCAGATCATCACAATAAAGCAGATTTTCAGCTCGGACCTTACCTGCGTTTCCTGACCCAACAGACGAGAACTCCAATGTTGCAAATCGCTTTCCCTTCTTCGGGTCTGTTCCAAGATCAATCATCATATCCTGGGCGTTGGTCTTGACCACCTTGACTACCGGAAACACATCATTCCAAAGATAATCCCCCTGCGGGTCCATAATACGAATACACTCCTCATATACTCCGCGCAAAAATGCGTTCGAATGAGATCCCCCCAGGATTGGCTTTTCTGGGTTTCTCCCTCCAAGCCAGGTCAGAAAGAACAGAGCCAATGTGGTCTTTCCCACTCCAGGGGGAAGAGAAATCGACAGCAAGTCTAGTTCGTTATCTGCCAATCGTTGCAACGCCTTTGCAACCCTATATAACTGCTTCCGTCTGGGCAAGTAGAACCTCTTTGAAGGTTCGCGGTTCCACTCAATATACCGACAGTGTGCGTCAAAATCATACGGTGCGTCAAACAGCAGGCTCCGCTTGTTCAGTTCGAACATACGGATGCTTTTTTGTTCTGTGGCGAATTTCGCAGACAGCCGTCGCACTTCCTTGTTCCGCTCATGCGCCAGCGTAAAATCTTCTGGCTCCAGCAAACGCAAGCTATCAAAGGCGTCATTCAGTGCAGACGGGTCAGACAAGTCCCTCTGAAACGCCTTCTTTACCAACTCTTGAATTTCCATGAAAAAAGTGCCTCCTATCCCGCAAGATAAAAGGCACTTGGCACTGTTCGCTCCATCTGGAGAGGCACTTGGCACTAAACTATAGTATTACTTTAGTAATTCAAAAAGTATCTCTTCATTAAAATCAGGATTTTCATGTTTTATCAATTCTACTACATCAGCAATTATTTTATTTTTTGCTTCACTATCCCAAATTGATAGCTCATTTAATATCCTGTTCCTCCAGTTGCTATTTGTGAGGTAAAAATCTTCAATCCTCATAATAAGCGCAACATATGCATTTTTAAATGGAGTACATGGTTCTTCTCTTAATCTCATCAAATTTTCCAATGTTTTCATAAAAAACCTCCTATTTAATCCTCCGCCGGTTCTGGGTACGGCATCCAGTGAGTTACTTTTGATCCTGCAAATCGACCAGAGACCCACCCACAGGCAAATCCGTCATCTTCCCAAACCTCATAAAAACCGTTGTGCCATCTTGCCTGTGTCTCCCACACATATCTATGCTTATCCATCCAACTTTCAATCGTGATAAGAATTGGTTCCCCGTCCGGCGGCATCCTATCGGTGCATTTGATCCAGTCCATCTTTATCACCCTTTTTGTTTTACACAGGATTTTTCACTTTACAACATCCACTGCGCCCTTCAGCATATTGGCCGCCTTACGCATAAACCTGTTTTCTTCCAGATACTCCAATCCAATAATCGTGATCTCTGGGCAAATCGGCTCCGTAATATGCCGCTTCATGTCTCCCAGGTTCTTCGTCACAACAATTCCCTTAATGTACCCGCTGTCCTGCATCATAATCAAAATCTGTTCCCAACGCTCACGGGTCACACCCAGTCGAAACGGGCTGATCGTCTCAACATCAAACTCCTCACAGTCAAGTGCCGCTTCCAAGTACCTCAATATCCGATATATGACCTTGAAGTTGTTCATTGTTTCGCTCCTTTTTGTCTGCGGCGGATTTTTAGGCCCCTCTCCTTACCAGCACATACCACTGACTTTTGCTAATACCCATCTGCTTACAGGCGGCCTCCACTGTGATGGAGCCGTCTTTTTGCATTTTGAAAAATTTTTTAGTTTGGCACATTTGCCATCATTCGCATTAAATCTGTCCTATCCCACAGTTTAACGCCAAGTTTGTTTGCAAGCGTCCTTCCGTTATCAGAAAAATACATATTTGTGATGACAGCACACCGTGTCGCCTTATACATGGGTGCTCCGGCGTATACTTCCTGTACCGACTTTACCCCCACATTCTTTGCATATCTCTTGCATTGAATCGCATATCGCTCACCATCTTTGCTTGCAAGAACATCTACGCCATAATCCCCGCTTGCTTTTGTCATCTGCACATTGGAAAAACCGTTTGCCCTCAGAAGCGCCGCTACATATCGTTCAAATTCCTCTCCGCTCATTATATCAATTTCTGACATATCTACTTGTCTGACATTTTTCCCGCTCGACACAACGCTTACAATTACAGCCGCACCGACTGCAACAAGTATCAGTATGACCCACGGATATTCAGACAACAAATATAACGGAACCCCAATAAGGATAATCAGCATTATCAAACCAGTAGTGGATTTCCTGCCCCGCATGATTATCCCTCCCCCAAGATAGGCTCATGAACTCCCTTTACCCAATTCATATCCCCGTATTTATACATTCCCCGGTAAAGCGGCTCATTTTTGATAATGCTCCGAACGCTCGTATTCTGAAACTTCGTTCCTTTGCGTGTCCGATAGCCAAGATCATTCAGCTTATCGGCAATCGTCAGCATCGGGGTTCCCTTCTTATGTTCCGCAAACACAAACTCCACAATGGGCCGTTCCTCTTCGTTGATAACAAGCCGCCCATTATCGACCTTGTACCCGTAGGCAGTACGACCGCCACTATATCCGCCAGCGGCTGCCTTAATCCTTCTTCCGTTTCCCGTTCGGAGCGCAATGTTCTTTCTCTCCTGCTCCGCTACAAACAGCATCAGCGCACGGTAAATATTTGCAAAATCTCCCTCTGGGAACACCTCTTGTGTACTCAGCAGCTTAATGTTCCGCTTTTCGAGGACATATAGATAGTAGAAATACAGTTTGGTATCCCTCGCTACCCGGTCACTCTTGAACGCAATCACGGCCTCAAACGGAGGATTAGAAATGTCCTCGTCATACAATATCTTGTTTAGCTCTGGCCGTTCATCGCTCGCCCCGCTTTCTTCGTCACAGAACCACTTAACAATGTTATACCCATTATCATTCGCATAGGCCAGTATTTTTTCCTTCTGCGCCTCAATGCCGTACTTGTCATCCGCAGCCTGAGCCTCCGTGCTTACCCGAATATACCCAATGGCGTTTTTGAACTCCATCATATCTTTCACCCCTTGCTTGTTGTACTTATTGTACCATTTGTTTTTGCAAATGTCAATAAGTTTTTGCAACAAGCCTTTTTTCTGTTTTCCGTGGTGATGGGATTAACCTGCCTACCTTATTCCGGAAAATATCCCCCTCCAGTGTACCAATAACGACCCCATTTGACCCAATCCAGGCCCACTCTCTCCTCCGCATTGCAAAAAATCTTGAAATTATTTTATATTAACTCATTGACAAGTAAATACAACTATGCTATCATACAATCACAGCAAGGGAAACCGCGCTGAATCTACCGGGCAGGAGGTAACGAAATGGAGACTGATAGCATGACCCAGACCGAATTAGCATCCTATCTTGAAACCCTGGCGAAGCTGGTAGAGGCTACGGCCAAGGACGCGCAGGACGCGGCCCGCATTATCCGGGAAGCCATCCCAAAGCAGTGACAAAAAGATAGCCGCCTCACCCTGAACAAGTAAGCGGCTATCTAAGACCCAGCGGAGGCGGTTAGAGCCTGCCATCTGGCCGCCTCCACTATAACACAACCGGCAGGGAAAAGCAATAGCCGGAGGGGGCCGCCCTCCATGACAAGGAGGAAAACAGAATGATTAGTATTACGATCTATCTTGATGGAAAAACCAGTGAGTGCGGCTATAAATACGTCGTTCAACGCGATTGCATGGCTTGGACGGCCTACCGCACGGACGGCGGATTCCGCCGTTTCCTGGCTCTCTACGGCCTCAAAATCAACCCCAAATATACACAGCTCCACGATATGCGGGCCGCTGGAAATGGCCGATAAAATCGGGTGAGGAGGGAAAAACAATGGAAATGCTACACATCAGCAAAGCGGACTTTGACCGAATCGGAGCCGATTATAAAGGCGTTTATATGGACTATCACGGAACACACCCACAGCGGAAGGGCCGCCGGGTTGCTTTTCTCCCCGGCCACGGAACGACGCTTTTCACGGAAGGAATCCACTTTATCGTTGATGGCGATTGTTCGCACTTGCCCATTCTTTGCAAGGAAAACGCGGAGGAGGGCGCGGCGTACCAGTTCGGCGGCAGCGTCCTGTATGTCAAAAGAATTTACCGCATCAGCGAGGAGTACGCGAACGATAACAGCTTGCTATATCTCGATCGCGTAGAAACCAGTATAGGAGATTTTGCACTCCCTGGAAGTGACACAATCAGCACAAACAAGAACTGGAAAATTTACAACGCGGCGCGGGCTTGACCCGCCCGCCGGAGAATGGAGGAAATAAAATGCTTACAGTATACGACTTGACCCGCAACCAGCTTGACGAGCTAAAAGCAATCTACCTTGACCAGCACTTACAAGAAACTTGCGACGAGTGCGCCAGCTATGGAGAAATAACCAGCGCAAGCGAGATTGTCCCGGATTGGCTTATATTTGACACATACGCTGGGACGCTTTTCTCCCCTGGTGATTTCTTTTGCGGGGAGGAGGTGACCCCCGCTTGATTATCCTGTTTATTTTGGCTCTTCCGATCATGATTATCTGGGAGACGGCAAAAAAATCTTGACTGCCCCGTACGGGCGCGATACAATCAATACACAAAAATTAGGAGGTTGCGCCATGAAACCCTATTACTTCCCGAACTCTGGCTATGTTGACGTTATTTTCGGGAGCCAGTCCCCCGTGTGCATGGACCGCGCAGAGGTTGACCGCCTCTCCCGCGAGGACGGCGGATGGGAAAACATCTGGGAGCAGGTCCACGAGGCCAGCGCCGCAGAAATTGAGGAATTCGGAGTATATGATAGCTGATAGCATGCACACTACAACCCGCCCGGGGCTTCCCTGGGGCGGGTTTTCTTTTTCCCATGTCCCTATGCCCTCCAGTAGCTTCCCGCCGCTTGTGTGGCCTCCTACGGTCAGCAGGCGGCATTTTTGCGCCCGTGTCCAGCGGGGCAGGGGAGAGGCAAAAACACAAAACCTCCGTAAAGGCCATTTACAGGCCCATATAGCAGTTTTAATGTCTGGCGGTGTCTATATATTCCAATGCCACAAAACTCCGTACAGAGGACCGCACAGCGCCACACAAGGCATAAAGCAACCCCGGCCCACTCCATCAGGAGAAAGCCGGGGTATTGTCATTTGTTACGGGCCAGCGATAGGACGGCGCAGCGCTCTTTGTCTGCGTCCCACCAGGCGCAACGGGAGCCGGGGCACAAATACATATCGTTCAAAGTGATACCACCGCTTGCTCGGCATCCACTCATAAGCAGAGGGCAAAATTTATAGTCGATAACTCCTGACGGATTTTCATCCATAGTCGCAGCCTCCAAATAGTCGTTTCATAGTCCTTTGACTTCCAAAAAGTTCCTGAAATAGTCGCTGATAGTCGTTTACTCCTCCACCACTACAGACCCAGCGATCCGTTCCTCAAGCTGCTTTTGGTCGGGAGAGTCGCCGAGGGGTTGATTTGGTGTCAGGACGACCTCTTGCTGATCCTTCATGCCGAAATAGTTCTTTGCCCTAAAAATGTAAACAACGGGGTTAATTTTGCCCTCTGTGACCATTTCAGACTCAAAAGATGCAATAAATCCTTTGGCTTTTTTAATGAGGTCCATGCGCACAGAGCTGCACCCAATCCCATTTTCCCAGTTCCAAACCGTCTGCTTGATAGTCCCTAATGCCATGACCATCTTCTCAACAGTAGGCAACTGTCCTGTTTTTTGGCAGGTGTCAAAGAACTCATATAGTCGCTCTCTGCACTCTTCATCGGATTTAACAATGGGTCTATCATAGAACATCATACAGTTACCCATGCAGCGGGATATATCTTCTGCCTTTGCTCCAGATATGACGCTTGGAAAGTTCTCTTTGCCTCCACGGCCCCTTGCCTTTACGATAGTTTTCCCTTGCTCCATAGTCGTATCATTCTTGTTCAGAGTTGTCACCTTCCTTCGCAAACCCAAACCTCTCTCTCGCTCTCTTTGCCATGTTTTCACGCTGTTCGTCCGATAGTTTCTTTGGGGCGCGGACTTTAATCCACTTCTTTGGGAAAGTATATTCCCTCATTCCTTCACCACTTCTAAGTAAAGTAATTTCTTTGTGTTTTTCGGCAAGTATATCTAAACGGCGGATCAGGGCACGGTCCATCGTGTAGCAGGAGGCAAGAAGCTCTTCCTGATTGTAGTTGTAGATAGTTTCCATTTCATATTTTGTTAAGTCCAATGTTCGTTCCTCCATTCGAGAAAGGACATCTTCTTGAAAATCATAGTCGCCACAATGTATCTGATAGTCCCTGAGTTAGTCAGGAAGTAAAGTTTTGATAGTGTAGGAGAGATGTCTTTGAAGTAAGGCTCCCATGTAGGATTACGATATTCAATTTTACTTATATATCCCCTTTATATCATAATATAAAACCATCATTCTGTCAAGCCTCAAATGCTTTCTTTGCTAATTCCTTAATTTCTTCCGCCGTATATTTTTTTGCTTCTCCGTTCGTATCGCATCCCTCCTTCGGGCTTTCTGGCAGGGGCATCCAGTGGGTGACAGGATATGCCGTTTCATGCCATCCAACATCAAACATCATATCTTCGTAGGCATAAAATTCATATGCCAGTTCTTTGACTACACCATTAGAGAGCGCTACCAGGTAAAATCCTCTCTGCTGTCCTCGGAACTCCGGTTCCGGCATTCTCTCCTTGACGCTAATCCACTCGCTCATGCTGTCCGCCCTCCTCGCCGTGGACTTTCTTTTTCATCTCTTTTGCGGCTCCTTCGCCCACGCCAAGAGCATACGAATAAATGAGCCAACAAACAAAACTCATCACCCAGCAGAAAACCAAAACAGGCATCGGTACTATAAACCATCCATTTGCTTTGACAATAGACAGGATGATTCCCAGGAAAAGGAGCAGTTTAATCATCGTCGTCGCCCTCCCCGTCTTGGATGGAGCTCTCCATCTCAATCAAAAACGCCGCATTGCAGGCCAGATGCCATAGATGAGGCAGGCCGCTTTCTTGATCGCACTTCTCACCCTTGAGATAGGCCAGCCAGTGCCGGTAGAGTGCGTCCCTGTAACGCTGCGGCTCCACCTGCCGCCAGTTCTCCGGGTCGTGATACTTTTCGTTTCCGTACATGCGGACCGCTGTCACAGCATCAATCAGGCTGACGGGAGTGATCGTAGGGCGAGGCTTTCCTGCGTCAGCTTTGGCCTGCTGGTCCTTGTTTGCATCTTTTGGGTCCTGAAATCCACAAACTGGACATTCAGAATTAGGAAATTTATTGGGGTTTTCTTCTTCATGTGCGCAAATTGGACAAATCCATGAATCCCCATTATCTATCCAGTGCTTACTCATTCCGCACCTCCGATGATCTGGTCAAGGGTGACGGACTGGCCGGGCTTAATGCTGGGGAACAAGTCCTCGTTGATATACAGGTGGTCAAACACCAGGGCAGATCGCTCCCCGAGGTTGGGTGTCCGCCTGATAACCCCATCCCGCCCAAACACACGTCTGACGGTCTTAGCGTCCTCAACATCCTGCTCCGTCCATCGGGGCTTGCGGATGATGCGGTCGGGGTGGTTGATGAAATCAACAAGGCAAAGCATACCGGCAGGAATCCATTCCCTATACCCATCTCCGTTATATTTGGGCATAGCATACTCTAAAGCGACACCACCGCTTACTCTGTAAATCGCTATGTCATTTCCAGAAACAGTCCACTCTTCATCCACCTCAACCCCCAGCACCTGCGCAATTCTTGGTTTATCCACTTGTTGTCCTCCTCTCAACCGCCTTATCAATCGGCCAATGTAACTTATCAATTCTACTTCTAAGCGTTCCAGCGTTGATTTTCTTTATTTCAGCAAGTTCTGAAATTGTATATCGCTTTCCGTCATACTCAACATAGTGATTTCTGCTTGTATTGTTCGATTGCTCTTTTGCTGTTGCCCATCTGCAATTTTCGGGGCAGTAATTGCCGTTCGGGTCAATCCTGTCAATGCTCAAATCATCACGGTAGCCGCTTTGCTTTGCCCATTCGGCGAAATTCTCATATGTATGCCATTCTGCGCAAACACCAATTCCACGTCCCCCATATAAATCATAACGACTGGCATACGGGGCTTCACAACGCTTAATCATCCCACGCCATATATCATGTAACCTCGTGTGCGATTCCCCATGCGTTGTCATTCTTTGTCTGGTATCTTCCGCCTTATAGCAACCACACGAAATGGTTTTACCAGAAATTAGATCAGAATATCGAATTGTCTTTTGATTCCCACAATCACATATGCACACCCACGTCGTATCGTTATACTTGGTATTTTCGCCTCTATACATTGCCGTGAGGCGGCCAAACCTACGCCCTCTCAAGTCTATAAACCTACCCATTTATTTTCACCTCAACCTTTACAAGCACCTCGCAAATTCTCGGCTTGTCCATGTTGGCCTCCTCCTTATGTTTTGCCGTCTCCGGCATATCATCCTCCACCACATAGCCAAGCCAAAGTTCACTGCTCATGGCCTGCCTCCTCAAAATAGATCTTCCCACAATTGTCATACTTCATCTGCTTGTGCTGTACGCCTCTCAAGATGATGTACGCCCGCCTAAGCTGGCCGATGTCGAAGTAGCCGAAATGGCAGTCCTCAACTGGTATCTCCATCTCGTGGGCCAGCCAGCAGTAAAGGTCGTGCCGCTTCTTTCCGGCTTTTGGTTTCCCTTTCCAAAAGCTATCAAAGATAGCATGGCACATCTTTTTCCCTGTCCGCATCGGCTCGTCAGCCAACAGACCCAGGGCTTCCCGTGGGCGGGGCTTATGCGTCCCCACATAGGCCCCACACCGCTCACAGAGGTAGCAGTAGCCGCTCCCGTACTCCCGGCCATAGACACGGGCATTAGAGCCATAAGTGACAGGCCCTCCGCAGATATTACAACGGGTCGGATTGGTGTTTATCATGGCCTGCCTCCTTCCTTTCCCACTCCCTGCACCGCTGATCCGGGTCTGTGAAGTCGGCGCGGTGCGGGGAATCACCATTACAGCACACGCCCTGGAAGTCCTCGTACCATGCGCAGGTGGCGCAACACTTAGTCATGCTCGGCCTTCTTCCGCTGGCCCATAGAACAATAGTCGTTTTCCTGGAACATCTTCCAGTCCATACTCTCAGCCGGAGAACAAGGTTCCCCGTCCGAGGTCTGAAAATATGATAGTTGATCGCACCAGCCTGTATCGGAATGATAATGCTTGCACTCCCGGCATCTGACCACAGGCACCACATCAGGCCCCAGGTCAATGTCAATCGGTCCGTGATTCATGTGCTCGTTGCACCTAGCCATTGCCTGGAAAGCTGGAATATGTATTTTCACTGCTCGTCCTCCTTGTCCATGCGAGCGCCGCACCACGGGCAGAAAGTAGCGCCCTTGTCTCCATCGTCGCTGTACTCTTTGCACTCCGAACAATACGGGATTTTTCCAGGTTCAAAAATCCATCTCCCGTGCCTGACCTCCGCAACGTCGGCGGCTTTCAGGCTAAAAAGAATAGATTTGATTTGGAAATAGGCATCAGTTCCAATGGCCTTGTCGAGAATGTCTTTTGAACTGAAATAATTATCCATCCTGCTCCCTCCGTAGTGCGGCCGCTGCTTCTTCTTGGGTATCTCCAAATACACACCCTTTGTCCATATCCTGCAAAACATTGATGGCGCTTGCATAATGGGCTTGTGCCGGTTTTGGGAAGCGTGTACTGCACACATAAACCCATCTCGGAGGTTTGAATGGCAGCACCACGCACCGCCCCTCATCGTCAGCCTTTTTGAGTTCCCGGAGATGGTCAAGGTCATACTCGTCGCCCAGGATGTCCTCGATGGCGAAGAGTCTATGATAGATACTTTCATACGACGGTAACAAATCCGAATTATCTTTTCCAAGTCTAAACCCTTTTGAAGTCAGCCGCTTCATGGTCACCCCTCCTCCGGGCCTTGCCACCAGTAACAACTCTCGCCTTGACATGGGACGTCCATGCAGTGAGTGCAAATGGCCTCTCTTGCTTCGCCGTATTTTTGCTTCACCTGCTCCAGATTTTGCTTGTCCAATCTTAGGCCGAAAACCTCACCCTTGAGTTTTTCGATTTCCTCCGGCTCCAAGCCAGTTTCCTCGTAGGCGGCGAGGCGGTCAACATCGTCACCCCGGAATTTCTCTGGAGTTCCCTCATCACTGTAAATGCCATCCCCAACAAGATAATAGCCGCGTTCATCTTTCTGTGTTGCGCGTTCCATGTCAGACCTCCTCGTGCCAATTTTGTAATGCATCTTTTAGGGTCTCATTCTCCCGCTTCATCTGCTCCAGTTCGGCCCGCAGTTCTGCATTTTCGGCCATCAGCCTTGTTCGCTCTCCGATCCCAGGCTCGTCACACGGCAAGTGTGCCAATTCGGACAATTTGTTTTTCAGCCGCTTGTTTTCGTCCTGGAGCGTGGATAGGGCGTAGGCGGCGTTCAGCAACATAGTCTGTGCAAAGCTATCCGGGCGAAAGGTCGCCGCCTCGCTCCGCAACTGCTCAATCAGCTTTTCGTAGTCCATCAGGTGTCCTCCTCTGCTGGCTGCTGGAGCCAGAAGCGCATATAATCCGTGCTCGGTATCCCGTCCTCGCATAGTTCTTCAAACAGAGG